TAGTGCTTTTTAATCTGAAGGGCACTTCCAACTTCAATGTTTTCTGAATTGTCAGTGTTTAGTATTCCCATGTGGGCCCATGTTCTAGGACCTACCACACCATCTACCGTTAAACCGTGTTTTTTCTGATAGCTTTTTACTGCTGATTCAGTTTTAGGACCGAAATCCCCATCTGCTGTGATTTTTAAAAACTCTTGAAGGGTTACGACAGCTGGACCCTTGCTTCCTTTTTTTAGTACCATAATTTATAGGTTATTTTTAATTAAGTGGTTTGCTTGAAGATGTTCCCAAAGGGTTTCATGAGAATAGCATATTGGATTGCCATTCTCGTCCTTTGCACCGTAATTGCCTAGAGGATCCAGGTCCCCTCTATCCTGAATTTTGCCAGTTGCAGGATCAAAAGTTCTGATTTTAGACCAGTCACGTTGTCCCCAATCATTTTCCCAGATAAACCAGTCGATCCATTCGATCCCAGCCTCAGTATAATGTGATTTAAAAGAACTGAGAAAGAGTTTAGAAGTCAATTCAGATACTTTATATTTGCCCTCCATCAGGTCGAACCCCATATTATAGAGTTCAGATAGATCCTCATTTAACTTCTTATAAGTGAGCATCAGTTCGATAAAATTAGCATAGGTCATAGAGCTCCAATGTTTACAAGTTCTTCTCTTACTTGTTCCCAATCTACAAATGGACGGTCTGATAATTTAGGATCAATCTTCAGAGGGCATCCTAATGCAGCATCATCAATATAGAGCTCAGCATAGCATTTTGGAGATCTGGTCCATCGATCCTGAGTTGGATTTCTTTGATATGAATAGAGGCGAATCTCATTTTCTGAGCACCATCTAAGAGCGGCAGCTAAATACTTTTCGTCTCTCATCGTCCACAGAATCAATTGATTGCCTGCTTCTACTAATTCTTTTAATACTGGAACTGCTCCGATATCTTTTCCTACATGAGGAAAATCATGAGTCACGCAGGTTCCGTCAAAATCTACTGCTATTATCATAATTTATTATACAAAAATCCGTTACTTGGTTTTCTTGAGACTTTACCGATCCATAAGCATCGCATCCGGCCTTAGAAGATTTACAGGAAATTAATATCGAAGATATAATAATAAGAATAATTATCTTTTTCATTTTAATTTTTTTATTATTTACTTCTTTTTGATTTTAATTCTCCATATTTACTGATAAAATCAGAATAGGAAATTATTTCCTCTACTTGATTCGCCTTTTTAAATTCTAGAGTAATATACTCAGGAAAAAATTGATTTAATCCTATTCCTATACAGAAGGTGAAAGTTTTCTTTTTAGACATCAGCATTTGATGCAAGTCCCAGTCTATTATGCTCTTTTTCATTAGTCTAAATCATCATTAAAGTCAAAGTCTGGAACATTTTGATCTTCCCAATTTAATAAAACATCTCCCAATTCCTCATTGACCAGATTTAAGATTGAAATTCTAACTCTTGGATCTTTATAAGGCAATCTTGAAACATTATATTTAATCTGCTCTAATTTATCAAGGGTCTCTCTTTCTAGATTATCAAGATATTTTTTAATGTCTTGTTCCATTTATTGATTTTTTACTATTATACTAGAATAATTTATTGAGTTTTAAGAATAAATAAAATAAAAGCATAAATTATGAAAAACTTTAAGAAGATTGGAAGAATATATGAGATGCAGGATACGATGAATAACTATCCACCTGAACTCTTAAGCATGACGGTTGGTGATCTTTTAGACAAGATGGAATCTATGGATTCAATGAGTAGCACTGACTATGAAAGTCTTGGAACTCTTTTAACTAAAGTGACGGGAGATGTTTTAGCTGGAACTGGATATGTTGCACCGGCTTCAGACGTTCCGACTGGAACAGCAATGGAACCTACAGTAACTAGCTCAACTCAAATTAGTCCAGAAGACCAGGCAGCTAATTCAATGGCCGCAGCTGCAGACTCAGAAATGCCAGCGGTTGATTTCGCGTCAACTGATTCTACAACAGACGACGATTTAGAAAATTTTAATTTCTAATGAATCTATTTAATTTTGATCAGTTCGTGACCGAATCATTTGGCGCAATAACAATCGTTAGAAAGCCAGTAGGGCAGTTAAATGAGCCTGACGTTGCAAATCCGGTCCCAAGTCTGATCAATACTGGAAGAGCATCATCTGTTCCTAAGCATTGGAACAATTCTCCGTTTATGTCTGGAGGATATTATGGAGCTAATCCTGAAGAGAAGAAAAAGAAAAAAAGATCTATTTTAAAATATAAAGATTTTAATAAAAAGAAAAAAACCAAGAAAAATGGGATACGTTAAATCGTTTAAGAGTTTTAACAATGATGCAGGTAAAGCAGTTAAGACTCGAAAAATTGAAGAACAAGACACTGGACTAACTTTAGGAGGCGACGATCCTCAGTTCAAGAATCAACAAGATGAGATTAGACTCTTAAGATCTTCTATCAACAAGATGGAAAATGATCTTGTTCAGAAAAAGAATGAACTTAATACTAAGGTTATATCCCTTGAGAATGCAGTTAAGCTCAAAGAAGAACAAATAAAGGCGGAAGAAGAGGCTAAAAATGCAGTAAAAACGGCTGAGCCTTTAACCGCGGAAGAACAATAATTTTGAAGTACTTATCTACATATGATCAATTTTCTCTGAATGAGACCGAGCAAAAAGTGGTTTATCCTACTAATTTTGCAGGCATGGTAAGAGGAGCAGTTGCAAACATTCACAGCCAGATACTTGCAATCGCACAGGAATTGGCAAATGAAAAGCGGGCAAGAAACCCTTATCGTTATTCAGATTCAAGTGTTAAGATCGGAAACGTTCAAGAAGTAGATATTGCTAGAGCGATTAATCTACTCTTTCATAGTGATTGGAAGAAAAAGATGAAAGTTCAAGATATCAGAGGATGGGCAAGAGAAAGCATTGAGCGTGCAAACAAGCACGATGACCGATCCAATAAAAAGAATCAGCGTGCTCTTAGATCGATGAATAAAGAGAAGAAGGATAGCTATTCAATGGATCTAGGTAAAATGGGATTCAGCAGAGCGGAATTATAAAATAATTAAAGAGATGACCGAGTTAGAATTGATACAGGACATAAATGATGAGGTTACCTTTTCTGGAGCCCTTCCCTATTCGCTGCCTGAGAAAGAGTTAAAGAGGATCCTGGAGATAGATTCCAGATTTTTCTACGATAACTGGAGACATGCAGTTGAACCCCGATATCTTCTATTACCAGTTGAACTCTTTGATAATCCTCAGTTTAAAAAATTCAGACAGATACAATTGCCTGAATGCGTACAGTTCGTAACTGATCTAAAAGAGGCAAAAGGCGCCTCTATCTTTGCCACAATGGACCGGGATTTTGCTGAGAGCAAGTTCATCGGATCCGAAGTCTATTTGACTCCATTCATGGGAGAGTCGATCATGTATCGAACCGTAATATTTTCATTCCTAGATTTAACCCGAGGGCTTATCTTAGATACTATTGCATATGACTACAATAGAAATACCAATCTCTTAGGAGTGGTAGGAAGAACCCCTAGAGTGAACGCAGTAGCGAAGATACTTAAAAAGATAGACCGGGATAAATTATACGAAGATGAGATGTTTCAAAGATATGTGAGAGCCCATGCTAAAGTAAGACTGGCTCATATGCTACAGACCTTTAATTATCAATTACCTGGAGACATCACCTTAAATTATCAAAGCATTGTTGCAACCGCTGAAAAAGAGATGGAAGCTGTTAATACTATGATGAAAGGAGAAAATACCACCGACTGGATGTGGATGCATCGTCAATAATAAATAATAAATATGAAAGCCAGATCTTTTACTCAGTTTATAGCAGAATCAGAAGAGAAATGGGTCAAAACTGATCCAGTTGATTTTAGATTAACTGGACCTTCTCGAGTAAGAATAAGTGGAGACACTTTAAAATATAAAATCTTAAAATACATATATGCTTCAGAAGATCACGGAAGGTCGTATAGCGATATTTTAAAATACATGATCGAAGATGTTTTAGGAGAAAAGTATCAGGCGACTGAGCACAGAGGAAGATACGCAACGTTCTTACAAGGAATGGGAAGATCAAGGCTTGGGATACTTACTCAATATTGTAAAAGGAATGATATTGGCAGATGGGTGCTAACTGATACTGCGTTGATTAGACATTTTGATCGGCTTAAAGAGGAAGGAAAAATCAAGACTGAAAGTCAGATGAGCCCGCTTTCTGCTGAAGAACAGGATGCTATGAAGACTTTAAGAGAGCTTGGAATAAATATAAACCCTTGGGCATAATATGGGAAACATTAGAGATTTTTATATGGTAGATGATCTAGATCCGGATTTTGTTCCAGATCAAGCGGAAGTATATAATGACTTAGAAGCCGCGATCAATCAAGTTAAATTAACGCTTTTAACTAAAAAAGGAGAAGTTTTAGGCGAACTTAATTTTGGATTAGATATAGAAAAATACCTATTTGAATTTGAAATGGATCCATTTGGATTAGCAGAGGATGCCAATTCTCAAGTTCAAACTTATGTATCAGAAGCTAGAAAAAGAGCGCTTTCACTCTCTCCTGGTTACATAACAGATGATAAGGATCGCAAAATTTATATACTTCAGATATTAGTAGACGAACAAAAAACTCCTTTTGCTATCTTATATGATTAAAAATCCGGGGAGCCACCCTTGTTTTAAATCTTAGTTCCGCACGATGGACAGAACTTCCAACTTGATTTTTTAAGACGAGATCCACAATCAGTGCAGTAGTTTCTGATCTCTTTTACTTCTACTGGTTTTTGAGATTCTGGTAAGATCTGCAAGTGAACTGTATTACAGGTCCACCCATTGAAGGAAGAATCATCAGTCGTGAATCCTTGGTCGGATCTTTCTCCCTTTTCAGAGCGACCTGTCTCCATGAAATTCATGTTTAGATTTGCATTGATTGAACTATTCTGTCCAATGATATCATTAGATCCTCCGACCGACGACGTAAAATAAATTTGGTTTTGAGTTGTTCCTCCATAAACCGGTTGACTCATAGGATCATACGTCCATGTTGAGTTAATTGGAAAAACCGTCAAACTCGATGATGGAATCACTTGATCATAAAACTCGACTCGTACTCGGCCATTGAGTTTAATTGCTTCCGCGACTAGCTTGTAGGTTTTATCAACTTCATAGGTCTCAAATAAGAACTTTTTAGGTTCATCGATCCATCTCTCTAGGAAGGCTCTTTGTCCTGGTTTGATCACTATTCCTGCATCGGAGATTGAGACTCCATCGAGGTAGATCTTAGCAAGGACCTTTGTTGTTTTGGGATTAAAGAGCTCGATCTCAAAATGAGTTCCGCTCTTTAGATAGACTGTTTCGCCGTATTTTTTAAGGCGATTTCTGTTTACTGCAATGTGAGCAGTAGGGTCAAAGCATGTTGCATTGTACATAATTTTCTGGTTTTTTTAATTAAGCTTACATCTTCGTGTTACTTAAACACTCAAGGGCTTGGACCCGATGCAAACGTAAGTTTGGCTCCCCAGACTTATTTTTATTATTTATCGACTACGATAATTCTCTTCTTTTCAATCACTTTTCCATCTGATTTAAACACGAACGTATAATCTCCAGGAGAAGCATCGTACATGGTAAATCGGGTTTCTCCTTTACATGGAATATTAGGAATTGATAATGAATTTTCAATATACACATCGATAGATTCAGATTTTGAATCTTTCCAAGTTAAGGTTACTTCCTTTCTATCTGTACATATAACAGGTCTGGCTGAACTACAAGATGCTAGAATAAGAATAGAGGTGATAGAATATATTAATTTCATGTTTAAATGAACTTATTTTAATATTTTATACCTGATTGAGGAATAAGGTTTTAATTCTCAAAAACTTTTATTTTGGCTTCAGTTTCAACCAGTTCCGACCATACACCGTTATAAGTTATTGCTCTAACTTTTCGATTGTCAATCCATACATACTCTTGACCGTCTTGGATCCTGGGCTTATCCATTATCAGCTTGTGATATTTAAATCCATAAGCTCCTAGCCAGGCTTCAGTAACTCTACGATCCTTTTCCTCTCTTGCCGTAAAAAAGGTAATCGTATTTCCTTCTCTAAACCATTTATCAATCATTTCTTTGGCTCCAGGAATAGGCTCTGCCGCGATATAGAGATGTGAATCCTCGTTCTTGATGTCTTCACATATTGTGCCATCAATGTCTATTAAAAAAACTTGTTTCATTTTGGGTATGCATTAATATATCTATGAATAAATTATCAGATTCATTGTACTTTCCGCAATTATAGGTGGAATAAGTTCCATCTAAATTATCCAGTTTTAACATCAAGAATCCTAGAGGAGAAACTGTGATTTCTGAAATCAATTTCCTCTTCTCATGAATTATAATACTTAAATCAGTCTGCATTTTAATTAGGATTCAGCTTCAAGTTTTACATATTGTCCTTCTTCTAAGTCGGCATGGCATTCTATGATTCTGATCATTCGATCCTCTTTGAATACTATGACCCGTTTTACTTCTGGATCCATTTGAAATTGTACATCTCCTTTAATGTCTACCACTATACCTTCTTTTTCATTTAAAATTAAAGAAAGAGCTCGAGCGAAAATTAGAGCCGAGTTTAACCAGTCTTCAGGTTCGTCCTGATAATCAGGATCGTTTGGATTTGTGTAATTCATCTTGTTATTTTTATTTTTCCAATTTACCCAATCCTCTTTAGACATTGAATCTAAAGCAGAATCTAGTTCTTTATTTAATTTATCCCAATTAGTCATTTATTTTTAATCTCTAAACCATCCTATCATTCCATCCCAAAGGGCATCTCCGTGATTGATCCATGTGTCCATTCTCATATCTTCATTGAATTCATCTTCATCCAATATATCATCTTCATCTTTTCTATGATCCTTAGGAGTTATCCTTTCTTTCTTCCTTTTTAATTCATCCCACCAATCTTTTTTATCAATATAAGAATAATCAGGAACTATTCCTATTTCTCCGGGATAAGAATCATTGAGTCTAACAGTTGCAGGCAAGCCATAGTACCAGATCTTTCTGCCGTTCATACTTTCTTGGTTTAAGAAATCAAACGGATGTTCTATTAGAATTGTCTCCAAAGATTGGGCTCTGGAAAGAGCATATCCTATTTCTCTAGAAAAGAATGAGTATACCAATTTTCCGTTTGCATACATCTCACATTTTCCTCCATTTCTCATATCCCATTCATCCCATTTATACTTCATGATGTTGTATTGACGATATCGGATTTCCCAGCATATTCTATGAGCTCCTTTATCTATATAAGGAATCAGCTCTCTTATGTACGGTTCGTGAATATCTCCATCCTCATCGGAATGAGCTTCATAGTCTGACCAATCTAACCACCAGGTATCTGGGCACCCGTTAGATTTTCCAAGTTCATGCTCGTATCCAGGAATGGAATATACTGGATATAGTTTTCCGTCTATCGCTACATCAAAGATCTTGTGTAATCTTTGAAACGGTGCTCCCTCCGACTTTCCGTATTTCTCCTGAGCTTGGGCCAGTGTTAATGTTTCTTTCATGATTTAGTTATTAAAGGTGATTTCGTTAGTAATCGGATCCCATTCAAAACTGAAGGGTAAATTGGCATACTGATATCTTTCATTCAAGACAGAGGCATTGAAAAAGTGAGTATGGCCGTTAAAATAATATCCATGTCCTCCATGGATATGACCAAACACGTGTATCTTTGGCCTGATTTCATCCACTCGGTATCTTAACATTTCACATCCTACTTGAATATTCTGTCCACCTGGTGTATCCAGATGTCCAAATGGAGGGCCATGAGTTATAAGAATATCGGTATCGGAAGGAATTGCGTCCCATTTGCCTTTCATCTCTTCTCCATTTCTTGGAAGATTGAATGCCCAGTTGTAGAACTCAGGCTGCCAAGGAGATCCATAGAATGCTACTTGCTGGTCTTCCTGATCCCACGTCTCCATTCTTTCATCGATCAAGTAGTCGATATTTTTGTAGCCAGTGATGATACCGGTTGCCCACTCCTGGTCAATTTCAAATAGACGATCATGGTTACCTGCAATAAATACTTTGGTGTCGTATCCTTCTAATTGATCGAACCAGCTTAAGAATTGAAAGGCTTCGGTTTCATCGTATCCTGAGTTCATAAAGTCGCCAGCGTGAATGATAAGGTCTCCACCCGGAAGATCCTTTTCAATCTGTTTATGCTTGCCGTGGGTATCTGAGATTAAAGTGATTTTCATATTGATTTTATACTTGAAAACTCTAAACGGTTTCAGAATCCTGATTAAATTCAGCCAAATATTTATCCCTAATCAAGACGGCTTGACGTCGAGTTTTAAAATCAGCAGACCCATCATCTGTTCCAAGTGCCGACACAAAGACATCAAGCTCAAGATCTGATGCACACCCGATAATAAAGTCGTATTCCGCATCAGTAATATTATAAAGGTGTTTTACTAAATTGTCAATCATATCGTCAATTCCACCATTCGTTATAAGAGAAGATGCGACTTCGGGTCTAAGAATTTTCATGCTTTATTTTTATTTCTCGGTTAGGTTCGTCTGAATGTTCAGCAAGATCCCGGGTCAAAGTGCTCACAATCCAATTAGCTGCCCATTCATGTTCGCATTTACACATCTCAACAAAAGGCTGCCGATTCCCAGTATCAGGATCAGTATCTACATATCCAATCAAAAACTTAGGTCCACGTTCTATGCTGTCCACTACATAGACTTTTACCTTTTCCACTTCAGGTTTACCTTCATACTCTACTTGGAATTCATAATAGCCTTGATAATCATCTGGATATTTTGAGTCATATTGATGGAACTCAATAGCCGGCCCTCCCATCCAGTCTTCGATCAAAGACTTTAAAAGATTCCAGTCTTTAGAAGAGGCAATAGGAAGACTGTGTTCCACGTGATATGCGACATATGTGAAGCCCATGATTAGCCAGTTATATAGGTTAATCCCCATTTTGAAGCTACCTCTTTAAATCTGGAAGCCACAAAATCATTAATAGATTCAAATTTTCCGGTGCTTTCTGCAAATTCCCACCATGTCTCTCTAATCTCTGAGAGATCTGATATTTCGTCTAAAAAAGATTTAGCATAGCCTTTATTTGCTTCCATCAAATTCAAGAGCATTCTCGAATATGCTTGAATGTTAACTGAAGAGCTCATATCTAATTTAGAAGTCTCACAGCTGATAATCGTTCTCCTTTCAGAAGTTCTTAGATAATGTACCATATTTTATTTTTAATTGGATAGAGGTGCTTTAATTGCAGGATGTGACTGATATCCTTCAATTTTAAAAAAATCGGGTTGAAATTTTTCTATTTTTTCACTAAATGAGATGTCAGTGTCTTTTAAATACCAATACTCGTCTTTACATATTAGACTTGGAAGTTCATAAGGCTCTCTAGTCATTTGAAGTCGAGCCTGTTGTAAGTGATTTAAATACAGATGAGTATCACCTAAATTACAGATCAATTCGTCAGGAATCATGCCAACCTCGTTGGCAATAATTTGAAGTAGTAATCCATACGAAGCAAGATTAAAGGGGAGACCTAGAAAAACATCACTACTTCTCATATTAAACATCAATGAAACTGTTCGATATTTTCCAGGATTAGTTATTTTTTCTTCTCGAGTTGAAGGTCGAGTATAAAATTGAAAATCTGTATGACAAGGTGGAAGTGTCATTTGGTCCAATTCACCAACATTCCAAGAATTAACCCTATTACGTCTTGAATCTGGGTCTGTTTTAAGTAAGTGGATTGAGTTTGTGATTTGGTCTATTTTAATTGTATGAACTTCATCATCAACAAAATTATAAGAGTCCCAACTTCTCCATTGCTTTCCATAAATTGGTCCTAAATCACCATCTTTTCTACCTGACTTAGCATAATCACCATCCCATATATGACAATCATTATCATGTAGGAATTCGATGTTTGTATCACCACGTAAGAACCATAACAATTCTGTTACCATAGTTTTCCAAGCCATCTTCTTTGTTGTGAGTAATGGAAACCCATCACTCATCTTGTGTCTGATCTGTCTTCCGAATACGGAAAGAGTTCCAGTTCCGGTGCGATCTTCTTTCTTAATTCCAGTTTCAAGAATTTCAAATAACAAATTCTGATATTGCCTGTCGAGTTGATTCATATTATGCTCCTATTAATTTTCTCCACCACGGCCTTTCACCGATTTCTAGATTAGAATAGATATAATTAAGATGGCCGTCATCTCCTACTTCTCCGATAAAAGTTTCAGCAGAAAGAGAGGTGATTATATTTTCAGTCATGTAATCGACCCTTTCCTCAAATTTAGGGTTTATGATAGAATAATACATACCATCTCTATCAGGAGAAGGCATACTTCCTACTATCATTGAGTTATCATCCCAACCAAGATTTGGATTGACGAAAATTTTAATCTTCTGATCCACTATTCCATACGGAAAAATCAAGCTTGATTCGGATTCTGAACTGCTACAATATTGAAAACAGGTTTGACCCAATAATAAGGAAGCCATAGAAATATTCGTCACCACAAAGAAGCAGTCTTCTGATTTATAGGACAAACTTTGTAACCTTGCAATTTGAAATCTTATATGTTTTACCGGATTATTAGAATAATCGATCATTGGGATCTTAAGAAAGTTATGAAGAAATCTAGACCATCTGGTCTTTAATTTTATCAAGTCTCTTGTCTTTTTTGCCGATTTGGAGTATTCGTTAAAGAGTCTAAGATCAAATGCATTAGTTGCTTCGTTTATAAGAGATTGGACTGTCAATTGCGTTGAATCAAGTCCAAGCTCTTTTTTAAGATGATTATCAAGCAGGCTAGATCTTTCTGAATTGAAGCGATCAGATGAAAGGCGTTTGAGTTCTTCTTTAAAGGTAACTCGGTGCCTGTCCATTTCTGAGTATCTGATTAAAAACGGGCTGCGATCTGCTTCTAATCTGTTAGCAGTTCGGATGAATGGACTGTCTTTAATAGTAAAATCAGTCGCAACTTTAGATTCATTATTCATATTAAGGTAGTTTACGGTATAAAAAAGACACGATTAGTATCCAAATAAAATCTCTTATCTTTTTTATTATACTCACTTTAAATTAATTTTTAAAATGTATTCTCTGTCTGATTGCTCGGCCTAATTCTAGATCATTAGGATACTGCTTGACCAATTCTTCTATCTCCAATTGAGTAATATCCATGTGGTCTATTACTTTGATCTCAACGTTGGATTCCTCTCTAACTGCTTCCACCATCTTATTTAGGACATCGTACGCAATATGAGAATAGTCTTCATAAATGATTGCTATGTTCTCAGTCTTCACATTATCGTGTTCCCTGTCAGTTGTTTTTTTGTAGATTACCATTTTTTCTTTTTCCATCTTACTGTAGATTATTTTGATAAATAATTAAAAATACTTATTTTGAAAGATTTTGTAAAATCCTTTGCTCTATTTGAGTCTGATGTTGCTGACTTAGGCAGCTTTGGGGGATTAAGATATCCAGGACAAATTGAACCTGATTCAGAAATTTTAGAAGAATTGAGGACTGTAAATTTCAAGGACATAGGTTGGGACCAGATCGGAGACAACGGCCGCAATATAATCTGGTTAAAACCAGTTTTTACTTTTGAAGCTGATTTATCTGATGGGATTGTGGTTGACATACAAATAGTTAGAGATATTTTCTATCAGATACATATTGGTCTCGCAGAGAGCTTACAAGGAATAGGACTAGGATCCAAAATATACGCAAGCTTGGTCTTTAATTTTGGGCACCTATATTCAGGTAAAGGCCGTCGACATAATCCAGTGGTAAATCGAATCTGGAAAGGACTTGCATCTATTCCTGAATTTACATGCGTTCGCGGAAAACTAGGAGATATTTGCGTTTTAAATGATAATCCTGACGCTGAACAATTGATCAGAGAATTTAAAATGTTGGATTCAAGATTATAAGATTTCAAAGCTTGATTATTTTAACAACGTCGTAATAATAAATTCCCTCCTTTCTACCCTTAAAAATGGTGTCAAACATCTGTTTGAATAGATTCTTCTTGGTAACGATGATCTGATACTGTCCACTAAACATTAAACCTTCCTCTTTAGAAATCAGACCTTCGGACACTAATGCCTTGATTGTCAATTCCTTAACGGATTGAGCATTTTGTATTTGAGACTCTAAATCCAGGTTTCGGTCCATTTTACTATTCAGATCTATTTCCATTTTTATTATTTATTAATCTTTTTTAAATAGGAAACAAGGGCGCCATCAGTCGGGACAATATCTAATTTACCAAGTTGAAATATTTCCCAGGAATCCTGTCCATATCTTCCTATCCCATAAAGTTCAATTGGATCCTTCCAATCTTTTTCGATCCAGTCCTGAGAAAATCTTTTGACTGTTTGAGTGCGTCGATTTTTAAATCCTAAGATTGCGATAGTCTCGGACATTTCAATTGAGTCGGCTACGGATGCAGATCCAGGATCGGGATAGAGACTAAAAAATCTATCCCTGATTCTGTCCACTTGATCTCGACTAGTTTGGTTTAGAAAGATGCAGCAGATCATCATTTTCCAAGGATCCTTCTGATAGATTTCTTGAATCATCTTGGATCTTTCCTGCTCTATTTTTGATTTCATCCTGTATCAATTTATCTAACCGTTCATAATCTGATTTACAATAAGCAGCATAAACCTGTTGGCACCAGCCTTGACCTCCCATTAAGGCATCCACTCCAAAATAGGAGTCAAGTCCTTGGATTCCATCCGAGTTGTAGGCATGGATGATACCATCAGGTTTCATGTATCTCTTATTGAACCCCATTCGTTGGATTATAGACGGTTTCAACTGATTGATCACTGCTATCCTTGATTACGATATGAGAAACCAAACCTGATGATTCTCCCTCAAATATCTTTTTACAAAAAGATTTAGGATAATGGATATTGTCGTAGATTCTGATTTCATTATTTCGATAATGAACTTCAGCTACTCGACTAGCTGCATGATTTGCCAATTCGTTAGTTCTAAAATTGGGCGATACTTTAAATTTACTTGCCATTGATTTTTGTTTTTATAGAGTTAATATATTCGCTTATTAGATGCTTGGGCTCCCAACCTAAAACTTCTCTAGTATCGGTGGGAATGTCCTCGGCTTTAAATCTTTCACCTGGCCTCTCTGGAATCATCATGTGCGCATGATCAAACATCGATGCCAGATCTAATATACTAATAGTTTTACCAGATCTTAAATGCCAGTGGCCATTTTTTTCTATATGAGTCGCTCGGATTACTCCTTCTACGATATCGTCAACATGAGTAAAGTCTCGAGTCTGAGTCCCAGGCTCTACTACCGTTAAAGGTTCTCCTGCTGCATACTGTCTCTCAAATATGCCAACGACAGTAGCATAGTCTCCGGTTTGAATCTGATCTGGACCGTACACATTAAAGAAGTAACAGATTTCGTACTGTAATCCAAACCATTTATTATAGTTTTGGATCAGTTCCACCATTTTGGCTTTTGCCCA